GGGTGTCGGCAAGTCTCTATTCATGTGCCATGTGGCTAGCTCCGTCTTGCTCCAAGGGAGGAACGTTCTGTACATTACGATGGAAATGGCAGAAGAACGCATTGCTGAAAGAATTGATGCAAACCTCTTGAATGTTCCCATTCAAGATATTGTAGAACTTCCTAAGAATATCTTCGAAACTAAGGTGAATAACCTTGCAAAGAAAACTCAAGGAACTCTAATCATCAAAGAGTATCCAACTGCTTCTGCTCACGCAGGACACTTCAAGTCTCTTCTGAATGAACTTGCACTGAAGAAATCGTTCAAACCTGATATTATCTTCATTGACTACTTGAATATCTGTTCTTCCAGTAGGTATAAAGGTAATAGTAATATCAATTCTTACACATTCGTAAAAGCAATTGCTGAAGAACTCCGTGGTCTTGCTGTGGAATTCAATGTTCCTATCGTAAGTGCTACTCAGACAACTCGTTCTGGTTATGGTTCTTCTGATGTGGAACTAACTGATACTTCAGAATCATTCGGTCTTCCTGCGACTGCTGACTTGATGTTCGCTCTCATTTCAACTGAGGAACTTGAGGGACTTGGGCAGATTCTTGTAAAACAACTTAAGAATCGTTATAATGACCCTACCATTCATAAACGTTTCGTGATTGGTATTGATAGAGCAAAGATGCGTCTTTATGACTGCGAACAATCTGCTCAGAATGATATCCTTGACAATGGAAAGGATGAAGAGTATGATTATGAAGAAAAGAAACCTAAAAAATCATTTGAGGGATTTAAATTCTAATGACTATTGATTTGAACAAATATGTCGAGTTCGTTAATACCACTACCTCTAATCCTAGTAAAGAACACACTCCGTTCATCGATCGTCTCCTTGAACTTCGTGAGAACGGATTTCCTACCGAGCGACTGCTTACTGCTGCTGTAGGAATGTCTGCTGAGGCAGGTGAGTTTACTGAGATTGTGAAGAAGATTGTTTTTCAAGGTAAACCAGTAAACGAAGAAAATCTATTTCACTTGAAGCGTGAACTTGGAGATATTATGTGGTATGTTTCTCAGGCGTGTATTGGACTTGATATTTCTATTGAAGAAGTAATCCAAATGAACTTTGAGAAACTGAGTGCTCGCTATCCTGAGGGTGCTTTTAGTATTGAACGTTCAGAAAATCGTAAGGAGAATGATGTATGACTGAAGAAAAACTAGTAACAATTAAAATGAATGCTCGCACAGCAGCAGCAGTTCGCCAAGTTCTGTTTGATGCTCAAAAAGGATACACTTATAATGAAGCAAGTGTTCCTCCTCGAGTGACTGATATCCGTGGAGTAATTCAAGACCTTGACGATAATATTGGTGCTGTTCTCGGCGTATAATAAATAAATCACCCTTCGGGGTTTCTTGGGGATATAACTCAGTTGGTAGAGTGCCTGCTTTGCAAGCAGGATGTCAGGAGTTCGAGTCTCCTTATCTCCACTTCTAAATACTTGAAAGGGTATTTTGGTGTTATGTCTAGAGGGGATTTGTATGAAAGGGCAATATTTAATGAGTTGCTCTCTAGCAAATTAACTAAAAGAAGTTATCTTCCTGCAGGATCTGACAAGAATAAACCAGACGCTGTTTTTTTGGTGAATGATAAAAAATATAATCTAGAAATAAAATTAGATCTTGATGCTGATTTTGGTCAAGGTACTTTAAGATATGATTTTAATAATTTCAAATGGATTTCTTATGCAGAAAATCCAAAGATGATGGAATTGATGTATTATTATGAAATTGAAAAAATTGCCAATGATAAGTGGAAAAAAGTACCTAATAGAGTTGGGAAAAATGATATTGGAAGAAAACCAAGAACATTGACCCCAAAAGAAATTGCAGAAGATAAAAAAAATTTTCCCGATGTATATGTAAATTTAACTGGAAGAAATCCTATAGCAGAGTATTACAATTCTAAAGATACTTATTATATTCAGATTGGTAAACTGCATGGATTTTATTTTATGGGAAGCGATCCTTTAAATCTTGGTGTTCCTGAGTTTAATCCTAGTCAACAAAAAATAAGAATAAGACTGAAAACTAGTGGTAATACATATAGATTTAGTACGGCATTAGTCATAAGTAAAAATATCAAAAAATCTAACTATGACCTTGATATCAATACCAATTTTCTAGTTAATGCCGGAAGGTAGGATTAATAAATAAAAGTATAAGATTAAACAATATGAAGAGTTTTTTCCAATTTCTAAATGAGGCAACTCAATCGCAAGCATCTATGCAAGCGAAGAAGTTAAACCTCAAGAGCGACGGTCACGGCGGTTGGTTAGACAGTCGTGGGGAATTTGTTGCGAAAACTGAAAAAGGGAAACTGGTATTTTATGATAAGGGTAGAGTAGAAGGCGGAAAAGACCAACCAAGAGATACTGCAACTGCAACCGCAGCAACAGAAAAACCAGCAGCAAAACAAACTGCATCAGCACCAAAAACACCCACAAAAGCAGCGCCTCCTGAAGAAGGTACTACAGATGCTGATACGTTGACTGTTGCTTTTGGTCGTTTCAATCCTCCAACAGTAGGACACGAAAAACTTCTAAAGGCAGCAAGAAAAGCAGCAACTGGTGGAGATCTGAAGATTTATCCATCAAGAACACAGGACCCCAAGAAAAATCCTCTTGATCCTGATATGAAGATTTCGTTTATGAAAAAAATGTTCCCTGATTTTGAAGAGAACATTATTAATGACCCAGAGATGAGGTCAATTTTTAATGTATTAGTATCGGCAAGTGAAGAAGGATATACAAACGTAAATATTGTTGTTGGTTCGGACAGGCAATCTGAGTTTGAAAATCTTGCTCAAAAGTATAATGGCGACCTTTATGAGTTTGATTTAATTCGTGTAATTTCTGCTGGGGTAAGAGATGCTGATGCTGAAGGTGTAGAAGGAATGTCGGCGTCTAAAATGAGAAAAGCAGTGATTGATGGAGACTTTGATTCATTCCGCAGAGGAACACCAAAGACATTAGATGATGGTGACACTCAAGCACTTTTTGATTCTGTTCGACAAGGAATGAACGTAAAGAAAAAGAAAGTTGCTGAGATGTGGGAGATTGCTCCAAAGTATGATGTAGAAACTCTTCGTGAGAATTATATTAGAGGTAAGATTTTTAGAATTGGTGATATTGTAGAGAACTTAAATACTGGTCTTGTTGGTAAGATTATCCGTAGAGGAACAAACTATCTCATCTGTGTGACTGAAGATGATTGTATGTTTAAGTCTTGGATACGTGATGTAATGGAATACACCGAAGTTAAAATGGATAGTATGTACCGAGAACCAGGAAAACCAAATACTTTAGTTGGAACAACTGGATATTTGAAATATTCTGCAAAACAAACGCCCGGTTCTTCTTTAGGAAAAGAGAATATGCAGAAAGGTGGTAGAGCGTTCTTGGATTTCATAAATAAGTATAAGGCAAAGAAAGTAAGTACTTATTAAGATGTCCACTAATCCTCTGAACAATATTTCCAGAGTGTATCTGGAACAGGTTGCTATCAATGAAGCACAGTCTTTACCTCCAATGGAAAGATTAAAGACTGATAGGGATATGTTTAATATTCCTAAAGATGAAAGGGATGCTGCGAGAGAGAGACTACTTGCTAAAGCAAAGGCAAAGCGTGAGAAGATGAAGGAAGAAACTGAAATCGAAGAAGCAGTAAAGGGTGCTGATCCGATGATGAGAAAAGCAGCTGCTGATGAAAGAAAAGCAGGAGATAAGAGACTTTCCCCTTCAACTGGTAAGGGATATGCAGACCAGCAAAAACAACAAATTTCTTATATGGATAAACTGACTAAAAAAAATAAGAATGTAGTTGGTCTTGTGACTAAAGAAGCATTGGACCCGGTTGGAAAAGAAGATAGTGATCCGGATAATGATGGTATAGATAACGATTCAAATGATAAGTACATTATGAAGCGTCGCAAGGCCATCGGTAAGGCAATCGCCAAGAAGACCGTAAAGGAAGGATTCTCTAACTGGAGAGAAGATCTGTCTGAAGTTATGGGTGAAGTTAATAAGAAGGAAAAGGAAGAAAAGATTACTGAAAAAACAGTAAAGAATAAAATCAAAATCAATCCAAATATGGGTGAAGCAGTAGAGAACCTTGGCGGAACTCTACTTGAGATGGTGGAGATTGATGAGATGGATTATATTATTGAAAGTGTTTATACAGAGCTTCTATCTGAAGGTTATGATGAAGATGATATTGAGGAAGCACTAGAATATTCTCTAACTGAAGCAAAAGTAACTTTCGGGCACGATACTGCATCAGCACCTGAAAAGAAAAAAAGTAGTTTGCTTTCAGCAGCAAAGAAAAGACTTTCTTCCCTTAAAAAGTCTGCAAAAGCAGCAGTTTCGAGAGGAGCAAGAAAGGTTGCTAGGGGTGCATTAGGTGTTGCTCGTAAAATGGAGGGAGGAGACAAAACTCCAAGTGCTGCTCACACTAAACCTAGAAAAGCATCCACTTATCATGGTATCGGTCAAGGGAAAAAAGTAGAAGTTGCTAGTTCTGGTTCTTATAAAGCGCCAACAACTACTAAAAAGAAAGCAGAAAAACCATCTGATCCTTGGGAAGGAAGCGCAACTACACCACCAAAACCAAAACCAAAGGCAAAAACCAAATCAGTTAAACCAAAAGAAGAGGGAAGACCGGCGAGAAAGAGAAAAGAAGGTAGCCCATCTTATGCTGAAGTCAAAGCAAATATTGAAGCAAGAGAAAAATCTAAAAAGAAAAAGAAAGTAGAGAAAAAAGGTAAATTGGATGACCTTCTCACATCTATTAGAAATGAGCAAATTCAAATTGACGAAAAGACTTTAACTACCGCTGAGACTAAAGAAAAGGAAAGAATTGTGAAATCAATGAAGGATAGGGCAGCAGATTTTGAAAAGAGATATCCTGGTCGTGGTAAAGAAGTGATGTATGCTACTGCCACTAAGATGGCGAAAAAGATTGCTGAACAAACACTTGAAATGCAACCAAAGACACAAGAACCAAAAGAAAAACCACTTGATACTAGTACAGAAAGACAAAAATTTTCAAATCTTAAGATGATACAACAAAAGCAACAACAACTTCAAAAGCAAAAACTTAATTTGCAAAAACAGGGAAAACTTCCTTTAGAGACTGATTGATCTAAATAGGATAGGACACTCTTACGGAGGTTATCATGTCTGCAGCAGCTCTATGGGCGTGGGTTATGGCTAACGAAGCCGCACTTGCAACCATTCTTTTAGTTATTTCTGAACTTCTTGGTGCTAAT